TAATCCGACAGAGAAAGGCCCTCAGGCAACGCAGAAACAGCCTGGTAAAAGAGAAACTTATTTTCCATAACGCTCCAAAAGATGATGGCCCAACCCCATTATAGGGGCTGGGCCATCATTATGGCGAGGCTACTTAGGCCTCAGTGATGTCCTCGATAACACCGTGGCTGTTACGACGGTCAGTACCAAGCTCGTGGTATTCAACCATGCGAGCGTAGTATGCGTCGTAGTCACCGTTGGTGTCACGAACCTGCTTCCACATCGACCCGTCGCGGTCAATGAAGTGCCAGTCCTCATCGCGGTAGTAGGTCAGTGCGTCTTCGTTGATGAACCACTGCTTGTTGAGCGGTGCGTCAACGTCAGCCACCACAGGGATTTCTCCGCTGTCAGTGGTAAACGCAAGACCGGAGAATCCACCAGTGAACTCCTGAGTGTTAACCGTCTGGCGCAGCTGCGACAGGAGGTTAAAGTACGCACGGCGAACACCGAGCGACTGCAGGATAAGAGTGGTGGAGCCACCCTTGGTGCGGATGTTGTCAACCATGTTAATCATCAGGCTCTCAGACAGTGCACGGTTGGTGCCGCTGTTGGAGTCAACAGAAGCCTTCCACTCGGGCTCAGCCGTCGGGTCGATGTTGTAAAGCGTTCCAGAGTCGCTAACAATTGCAGCGAGACCAGTAAGCTCACGGTTACCAGAAGCCGCCACACCAGAGCCCTTGCGAACAATGATGTCAGCAGCAGCGAGAGCGGTAGCCGGGGTGGTGGTGAAGGTCACAGTGTTAGCACCAGCAGCGAGGCTCACAGAAGCAACAACCAGTCCGGTGTTGTCAACGGTGGTACCCGTCTGGGTGTCTACAACAGAACCAACCTGGAACAGGCGAGCGTCAGCCACGGGCACGGTTGCACCAGTGTTAGCTCCGGTTGCGACACCAATGGCACCGTTTCCAGAACCGTAAACCTGGCGGTTCATGTCCTTCTTAAGGTCGTTCTTCAGACCCTCGACCTCGTTGTCCAAAGCCTTAGCGAAGGCCTTGGAGTCAGTGTCGGAGAGGCTGATAGCCTGACCAGTCAGCTGAACTCCACCGTATGCGTACTTCAGACCCACACGAGCGGCAGCGTGTCCCTGCTGACCGGGGGTAGGAAGTGCCTCGGACTCGAAACGAGACCCGATACCGCTGTTACGGCGAGTGTGGATGGGGAAAGTTACGTACTTTCCGCCAACTTCGTTGGTGACACCAGAGCCGCTGCGAGTAATACGCTTCAGCGCAACGATTTCATCGTTAAGCTGCTCGCGGATACGTCCCTGGTACACCTCCTTGAGATATGACTCAATAGTTGCAAGTGTTGCAGCCATTGTCTTTCCTTTCGTTGTTGAAAGGAGATTAAACCTTTAGATTACCGACCCTGTTCAAGCGACGAGGCGATGAGACTTTGCACATCATTCCTTGACAACTTGCCGAGCGGTTTCGCCTGCTGTCCTCCAGGCACGCCTCCCGAAGTGGGAAGCAATCTTGGGGCCGAATCTCCTGGTCGCGGTACTGCGCGAATTCGGTTTACTGTTTTATCGACATACTCTTGAGCAACGTCAGACAGCTTTACTGCCTTTCCAGTGCTCTGAAGTTTAAACGCCGCCCGCATCAAAACTTCCTGCACATCATCATCCGAAAAGTCAGGATGTGCAGACTTGAGTTCACCGATTTCCTGTTCGAGAGCGACATCCGCTTCCTGCTGAACCCTCATCTGTTCCTGTTGTTCCAGGAACTCCTGCATCTGCTGTTGCTGCTGCTCCAGCTGTGCAAGACGTGGGTCGACAGGTGCTTCGCCAGTCTCATTCGTAGCTTCCTCTTCATCTACCGCATCCTGCATTTCTTGTGCAGTTTCCGGCAGTCGACCATTTTGCTTAAGGAATTCACCTAAAGCGTTGTAGATAACTTCAGGCTCCGTGTCGAGTCTCTGAGCAATAACTGCATAATTCTGCAGCTGCTCCGGTGAACCCAGCTCGTTGTACTGCTTGAGCTGCTGATTCAACGAAGAAATGCGGGATTCCGCATTCTTGTCAAAGTTCTTAAGGTCTTCCTGAATGTTATGGAAGCTAACAGGGTCGAGTTTTGAACGCAATGAATCCCAAGCAGGATTCCCCCCCGACTCGTCGGTTGGTTGCTGCTCAGTTGTTTCCTCTACGGGCCCTGAAGAATCCACAACCTCCGTCGAGGTTTCTGTCTCTGTACCTGTAGTTTCGTCCATCGTGTTCTCCTTATCGCCGTACCTCCCAGTGAGGCCCTAGCTATTAACGGATTTAATTGTACTGTATTTAGTTGTCAATCACGCACTTTATTAGGAAAGAGCGTGAATCGCGTACGTCAGGTCGTTGTAGGTCATTGTCAAGACCTTGGCGTCCGTGTACGTAGTTGCGTCGATGGCCTGAATTTCAGTCTTCAGCTCATCGATGGTCTTACGACCATAGTTTCTAGTGGGGCGATATTCCTGCTGAGGAAGTGTATCGGCCACAACATCGAAATCTGCCATGGTTATACTCCTTGTTCAGGGGCCATGTCGGGTACAGCCCCATTAGGAGCCATCATAGCACCTGGGCCCATTTGAGGACCACCCTGACCGCCTTCAGCAGGCGGCTGTCCGGCCATCATCTGGGCCATTGCACGCTGCTGCAGAATCTGCTCGTGCTGGGCCACGTGGTCGGCAAACTGGGCTTTCAGTTCGTCAGGCAAAATTTCGTATTCTTGCGACATACGGAACTTGTTGTGCGTCTCAATGTGGACTTCGTGAACATCGAAGTCATCGACAGAAATCACAGCAGGAGCTGGCATGTTCTCAATTTCAGCCATAATGTTGGGGTCCTGCGTAGCCTCGGGAGGCAAGCTAGCCATAATCTCTTGCATGGTCTCCATGCGCTTAGCCTCAATTTCCTCCAACGACATCATCTTCATCTTGATGTTCTCGCGCTGGGCTTTACGCTCTGCCACATTCATGGTGTCCATAATTTTCTGCACACCACCAACCTCAAGCATTCTCGCGGCTGTCGGCTGGTCGATAATACCGACAGCAAACATGTCCATAACACGGGCTTCCTGAGCAGCCTTAGACTTAGCAAAGCTGGAACCGGGCTCAATACGAATGTCAGTACCCGAAGCAATGTCAGCCCCCCGCAACTGCATTGTGTCGAACGCACCATCCGCACCGATTGTCCGAATCTTACGGGGCAAGTCAACATACTGCACAAACAACTCAATGGTCTGTGTAGCAATCTTCTCAATACCCGCCTCGATGCTTTGGAACTGAGGCGTCAGATACTGGTTAGATGCTTCCTGCAAGTACGAGATAGCCGTACCAGAAGTAACACCAGGAGGTGTGTCACCACGCGACACTTCCCGCTCACCAGAAATATCAATCCAGTCATTCAACACACGCTCCTGCTGGTCCAGGTAGTACTGGGGCAGAGGCGACAGAGGCAAAGGCTGGGGTGGGGCCATACCAGGCTTGTACTGGATAACCAGGCCAGGCTCGTTGGTCAGCTTAGATGGAACAATAGAACCCATCGGCGCAATCAGCTGTGGCTTGGCCATGCGGCGTCCGGCCTCAGAAATCTCTGACCGCAGACCGTTGTACTCTTTCTGCAGCTGCGACAGGTCTACAATGGGGCTGTCAGCGTAGAACGTTGCGGTGGGGATGTGCTCAAACTTGGTGAATGGGTACATGCCGTGACCGTAGGGGAAGCCGTCACGGTGAACGCTGATGAGAACGTCGTCAACGCTGATAATGACACCACCCTGAGGCAGGAGCTTAGTAGCGCCGGGCTTTACCCAAGTTTCGTAAACAATGACACTATCCGGTGCCTTACTGTTACCAAGGTTGAGATAAGCCTCATCAAGGATTTGGTTAGCAGCAGAAGTACTAGGAGCCAACTTAATATCGCCAAGTTCTTTAGCGAAGTAATGCTGCGCCCAAGCCACCGGCTTAGTGTATGCGTTAATGACAAAAGGCTGGTCTTCAATGTCTTGCTCCCGTACATCAGGCACGAACAGGTGAAAAGGGGTTACGTGCCCATACTTGATGTCTCCGTACTCGCCGGAAACTTTATCGACACAGTACGGGTCCCAGTGTGTCTTAAGGAACCCGTTACCTGTAACAATGGTCCACCAGGTGGCACGCGACATGTGCTGTCGTAGCTTCTTAGAGTCACTGATGGAGGTCCAAGCCTGCTCAGCGGCAAAAGCTGCACGCTGGTCCTGGTCCTCGCTGGACGCAGGAATAGCTTGAGCGGTGGGAAATGACGAGAGCATCTTCGACATTTCCCACCGAACATAGGAGCGGATACGGTTGATAGTTTTCCGCTGGTGGTAATACGGTTTACGCGGGGTAAACAGTTTGTCTCGGTAGTCTTCAGGGAAGTTACCGCGAGTCTGCTCTACCCAGTGGTGCCCATAAAACATTGACATGTTGTGAAACCACTGCAGCTGCTTTTGGCTACGAGCAGTTTTAGCCTTAGTCCATTCGGACTGTACCCAAGCAACTAGCTTTGCAGCCTCTTCGCTTTCACGGTACTTTTCAATGTTTAAACCGTCCTCAGGTAATTTAATTACCGTAGAACTCTGGTTCAACTCCAGTGAGTTCAGCGAATAGTTGTCTGGCGTCTTGGGCATCTAAGTCGTCTCCCGCTGCAAGGTTAGGGTTCCTGGCTGCAATTCTTTCCGATTCAGCCTCGTCGGATGGGTCGTAGTCCTGGTAACCACTATAATCTAAAGTTTGATTCATCGCTTGAATTTGTTGAAAAGCGAGAGGGTCGCTTGAAGCGACTAGTGCTTGCGCTTTTGAGTTCAGCTCCGTCAGTGTCTTTATCGACTTCTGGTGCTCCTGTTGCTGCGTCTTCAAGATTTCCGATTGCTGCTCCAGCAGCTGTGTGATTGCTTTCTGGCTCCACAGGTACTGCAGCACCAGCAGGGACAGTAGAATCAGTGAGAACACGCTCAACAAAATTATTGATAACATCGCTTTTTAGCTCCTTAATTGCGTCGTTGTAGCCTTCTTCGTACCACTGCTTTTTCTTAAGTACAGCAGTCTGAGGCTCTCCTTCGTCAAACAGCCCAGCCAACTGAGCCATCTCTCGTAATGCTTCTACCGACAGGTAGATTCGGCCTCGGTCAATGACGTTCTTGCTCAGGTCTACACCTGTGTCAATGAATGGGCCTTTGCTTGTCCTAGTAATCCAGCAAACACCGGGGGCGAGTGCTGGGGCGTCCGTTAGGAAGAATCTGCTCATTAGTAGTAATCTCCATATTCTGCGATAACGGTAGGTCCGTCATCTCGTGCTCTATCTTCTGCGAACTCGACATTGGGGTCTTCTCGCATTTTCAAAAGCAGCTCCTCGTATCTTAGCGTAGTGGGAGCGTCTTGGGTACCCGCCGAATCATCGACAGGTTTTAAATCAGGTCGTGTCGTAGCGAAATAGCGGGCAGAGTCGAAAGCGTGGTCGTCCTTTTTGTGTACAACTTCCTGCTTGTTCATCTCGTATGCCATCTTGTCTGAGCTGTACGATGACCACCGCAGTTTCTTCAGCTCACGAATAAAGTTGGCACAGTTACGAGAAATAACCCATTTGGGCCGGTCTGAACCCCAACGGGTATCGTTACGGCGTCTAAAGTATGCTTGCATCTTTTCGATACCGACCATCACATCGTGGGGTATGCCCTCAACGTTCACGTAAACCCCGTGGAGCGCATATTCTTGAATAATCGATGTCCCAGTCACCCCATTGCGTTGTCGCATCGCAGGGTCGCCCATACGCTCTACAGAGTCGGGTTTACGGCCCCAGCTAAGCTCCCGCTGTTTCACCAGCTGTGCGTGCTCCGACACAATCATGTTTGACTGGTAATGCTCCGCAAACGTCACAATATCCCCTGTCGGAGACACCGCATGCCACAGCCAAGCCGTCGGGTTGTTCAAACCGTGGTCGACAGAGGCGTACACAGCCCAGTTCTTAGGCACATCACCAGGACCAAAGTCCACTAAATAACGGTCAATGTTTTGGCCAAAATCAGGAAACACCAGACCGCTACGAGCAACAAAGTCACCCTTTTCACGGATATCCCGCTCTTCCTTGTTCATCCCCATCATGTAAAAGTTCATGTCGTCATTGTCAGCCTCAATGTACGGGTTTTGCTCAGCCGACAGGGTAAACGTGTCAATTTCCTCCGCCTTGCCCTCTTTCGCAGGCTCCCACAGCAAATCAAACGTCCAACCCATACCCTTAGTTGGTGTGGCCGCAATAACCCAAAACCCGTTGTAGTCAATCAGACGCATCATGGACTCGTTAAAAATGTTCTGAGGGGGCTCCTCGTCAAAGAAGATTCCGTGACGAGGAACACCACCCAGCTTCATCATGTCCATACCCCAGGTAACAAAATCAATTGTTGACCCGTTGTCGAACGTCAGAATGTAGTTGGTTGCATCCCAACTCTTAGACCAATCACCATCCTTAAGGTAGGAACGTGGTATCCACCTTTTCATTTTAGGCAAAATAATCTGTTCGATACCTTTGGCAACGTCTACAACGACAAACCTAAGCTGTACAGGTCCAGACCCCCATGAAGGTGGGCGCTTAAGAAATGGGTGAGTATTTGTAGCCCACCAGATAGACTCAACGACTTCAGCGTCGGTTTTTCCTCCACGGTTACCTCCAGAAATAAACCGCCCACGTTTGTCAGATTTATGAAACCTGAGCTGCTCCGGGTAATCCCTTTCCCCATAATTAAGAATGTTGGGTTTGTGAATTGACTGGTCAAGCTCAGCAACGGCAAGCTGTAAAAGCTCAGCCGGTGTCGGTTGTCTCTGCTTCGTAGGCATTACGCCGTCGAGTTGTCAGTGGCTCCGAGACGAACAAGAATAGCATTAACCGACAAACGCCAAGCATCCGTTGCCCGAGAACCCGCAATCGTTTGACCCTCCAACAACAAGGCAGAGTCACCACCATCATGTACGTGGTCGCCAGGGGACGCCTGGTTAGGGCCAGGACCTAAAGTGTGGTGCTGTGCTTCCGCACGGGCATCCAAATCACTATTCGTGTGAAAATCCTCCACAGCTTGTGCGGGAGGTTTTGGGTTCTCGTCAGCACCAAACAAGCTGGGGCTTTCGTCAGACGACAACATAGACATAACTACCTCCTAAATGCTTCTCATTGTACTCGTAGCCTCGCTTTTACTGCCACGTTGCCACTTGCCACAATCAGCACACTTAAACCTGCGGTACCGAGCCGTAGCCGTAGTCTCCAAACCACGAGACTGCAAATGGTCCGACCCACACGACACACAAGCCTCAGGCCTGCCATCAATAAGGGCTCGGTTCGGGTGATTCTTAATCCACGGCAAAAACTTCTCATACAAACCAACAAGCAAGTTTACGTCCTGAATCTGGTACTTCTTCATCTCACGCCAAGCCTTATCATCACCTGACATGCACTTAATCCACAGCTCAAACCCGCTGTGCTTAACCTTCGCCCCCATACCAAGCTTCTGGGCAACATAATCCAGCTTGTTAGACGGGAACCGAAACCGTTGCTTAGCGACACGCATCAAATCAATTTCCTTATGCGGAGACGGCGGCAGCATGTCGTTTTCAATAAACTCGCGGTACAAATGCTTCACATCAAAGCCCGCACTGTTCCAGCCCACAACAGCATCCGCTTCATCTAAAAGCTCATGTATAGCTTTAAGCATGTTGGCTTTACCATCGTGATGGACTGAGCTAAAGTGGACTTTACGTTGCCCATACCAGCGGGCACCGAAACAGATAACTTCGGTAGAACTAACCAATTGATTTATCGAAACGTTCTGATTCCATAGACCCCACACATAAGCCAAGTTTGGCGATGTTTCAAGGTCTAACAAAAGTATCTTCATAAATGTCCTAACCGTCTGGACAATCTTAGCGTAAAAAGGAGCAAAATATGGATAATGTCGAGTTTGTTGGTGGAGTAGCGTGTCCCGTAGACCCCATGGAAGCTCTTAATTGCGACAGCTGCCAATAAAAAAGGCCCCCTCGGGGGCCTTTTTCATTTACTTACCGTCTATTGCTTTACCTTTATAGTTAGCAACAGAAGTCAGCAAAGACACAACACCAGCAAGCGCTGAAACGCTCACCACGTCAAGCCACGACACCTCAAGGATGCCCGCAACCTGCGAAGCAGTAATAACTGCCACAGCAGTCTGTGCCGCGGTCTTCAACGCACGTTCTGCGGAATAGGTTAGGTACTCAGTCATCATAACTCCTAGTAATGATTTTGATTTAGTGCTCTTTGTAACGCAGTAATTGTACCGCGCCCCCAAATACCGTCCAACTCACCAAGGTAAAAATCACTACCTTTTAGGCGTTTCTGAACTAGTTTGCGGGTCTCTAGGCCGAAAATACCGTCCACTTTGGCTCCAGCAGACCGCTGAATTGCCCTGTAAGTCATAGGTCCTGGCTTGCCATCGACAATGCCTTCGTAACCCCAGTCGCGTTTGAGCACTTCCTGGAACTTACGCCACGTGTGCTTACCTAGTTTGCCGTCAACTTTCAGCACACTGGGTTTGGTGTCGACAGTAACCTCGCGGTCAATGAACGCTTGAGGGTCCTGCGTGTCTCCCCATTTGCGTGATTTGCGTAGTTCGAAGTGGAGGTGAGGGCCTGTGCTGGCACCAGTTGAGCCACTAACGTAAACCTTTGCCCCTGCAGCGATGCGGTCACCTTTGTTCCAGGTGGTACGTTCTCTGCCGTGGTAGTACACGCTGTACAGGTTGGGGGCGTGTTTGATGATGACAACGTGTCCTCCGCCTGTCGCGGAGTAGCCTACGTGGTCGATAAGGCCGTCTGCGACACAAATCACATCAAAGGTGCCTCCAAAGTCGACACCGTGATGCATTTTGCCGAGTTCACCTGTGAGGGGGTGTCGTCTGGGTCCGTAGGGGGAGGTTACGGGGCGTCCTGGTGCGGGGTTAAGCAGTTTCATCGGTTACCTCAATCCAGGCACCGGACTCTTCATCCCACGAGTAGGTTGCGCCATCCTCGGGATAAGCCACAGGTGCTTCCCATAGGCAAGTGTCCTCATCGAGAACCCAAGACTCGAAAGGCTGAGGTGGAATGAAGGCATCGCGGTCAGCATCGTAGGTAAAACCAATGCCAGCGTAGTTCTTCCTGAGCGCTTTAGATTGGTCTTCACTAGGGACACGGTTGCCGTCATCATCGGTTGTGTAGTGGACACCCCCGTAGGTGTTGTAAGAAGTCTGACGATATACATCGCCAGTGCGCGCGGTCAGTTCCGCTTCCAGCCCATCATCTTCCTGCCTGCCTACGGTCACGAAAGTCACGACATTGTTCTCATCTAGTTTAACAAAGTGACTCACGATATTGTCACCGTTTCTGAAGTAGTGCTAGTGGCTGTGACAGTATAAACATCTTGGTCCCCAATTCTAGTGACTGAAGAGGTTACACCTGCGGAGAACTGTACGATAGCGTCTTTTGATATTGAGAACACAACCAGTCCGGAACCGCCAGCGGAACTATCCCCACCACCACCGCCTGTGTTAACGGTTCCAGGTGTCGTGTTGCTTCCACCGCCACCAGTGCCGCCTGCCCCGCTGGGACCACCGCCACCACCGCCACCGCGCGTGACCGCCGAACCTGTGATTGACGAAGAAACACCATTTCCGCCAGTACCACCGGAACTTCCACCTGAGTTCGTTCCGGCACTTCCGGCACCACCACCGCCACCAGCAGGGTCTACTGGTCCAACGATTCCGCCTGAACCGTTATAGCCTTGCCCAGCAGTTCCAGCACCTCCAGAACTTGAGAAGCGACCACCACCACCGCCGGACCCGCCGGAAGCGCCAGAGGCGTTGTTGGACACACCACCGTATCCACCGCCCAAAGAAGTGACAGCGCTAAAGACAGAATTGTTGCCGTTATTTCCGCCGGTGGCACCACCAGCGCCAACGGTTATGGTGTAAGAACCTGCCGATACAGCAATGGGAGATTCCGCACTACCTCCACCTCCGGAGGATTCACCGCTAACCGAACACCGATAACCACCTGCGCCACCGCCACCCTGGTTGCTTCCGCCGCCGCCACCACCGCCAGCAATAACAAGATATGTAGCGGAGAACGGTCCACCAGTAGCAGGGGACATTTTGTTACGCTTGCCCAGACTGGTAAGGGTAGTTCTCGACATAGAAGTAACAGCCATTAGATGCTACCCCCTACGCCGTAATCTCAGTACCAAACACATTCACAGACATGTCAGCACTCGAACAATACGCCGTCACAACATCCGAAGCATCCAACGTAATACCCAAAGTCAACGTCGTACTATCATTAGCCGCAATTGGAACATCATACGCAATATAATGCTGGTCAGCCTGAGCAGCCCCATTAGGGCGCACCGACAGGCGAAAAGTACCGCTTGAAGCTGCACGGTTAGCAATAATAATCGTCGACACAATCGTCTCCGTAGACGAAGGCACCGTGTACACGTCAGTAGCAGTCGTAGCCAAAGGCGCAGACTGTGCCAAAACTTTATATGCGTTAGCCATTAATTACGCTCCCATAAGTAGAAATGTGGTGTCGAATCCTCCGCCACCGGATACTACGACGTTGCCGGAGGATGCTGCGAGCACCCAGGCTCCTATGGTGCCATTGTATACGTAATTTTCGTAGATGTCACCGTCGCTGGGTGATGCGGGGAAGTCTAGTGCGGCCATAGTTTTATCTTACCTTAGTTTGTTCTCACTCTTACGATAACAATACCGGAACCACCATCGCCACCGATACCGTCACGCGAAGCACCGCCACCACCGCCTCCGGTGTTAGCAGTTCCAGCAGTGCCATCACCAGTGTACCCCGTGCCGTTACCGGCTCCACCACCGCCGGAACCCCCAGCGCCACCAGCACTGTAACCGGCTCCACCGCCACCGCCAGCTCTTGTTACAGACGAGCCAGTTATTGAGTTGGCTACACCGTCACCGCCAGCACCACCAACGCTCGCAGTTGCGTTTCCGCCAACGGAACCAGCCCCACCTCCGCCTCCATTGTAGAGACCTGCGGCGAGAGCATCTCCGCCATTGTTGCCGATACCAGAGACGCCTGGACCTCCGGCAAAACCAATTCCCGCGTTTCCCTGAGCGCCACCGCTTCCGGATGCCCCAGCTAATCCGTTCATCCCGGTGTAGTTGTTGCTTGTCGAGATATGGTCGCTATAGCCTGGACCCCCAGCACCACCTGGAGAATAGTAGTCACCCAGCCTCGATGCTAATCCGTTATCACCGAACCCAGGGTGAAGAGTATCGTAACGCCTTCCGATACCGCCAGCGCCAACAATCACATCTAAGTTGCCAGCGGGTAGATAAGCGTTCTCAATATACAGGTGACCGCCAGCGCCACCGCCACCTTTCCCTCCGGCTCCACCGCCACCCACGACAAGCACATCCGCATACCCACCACGAGTAACCGTCAAAGTACCATCGCTAGTAAACGACACATACTTGTAGTCGTACCCATCCGTATAAGTACCAGTAGCAGTATTCGAGAAATTAGCCGGAACCTCTAGGGCACTACCCAACAACTGCCACCTAGAGTTCGTGTTATCCCAGTAATAGTTGTCGTAAATCTGCCCGTCAGTAGGGCTAGTAGGAAAATCAAGCGCCATTATTCAACCACTCTCACTATTACAACACCAGAACCACCAGCACCCGCGGCAGTATTATCTGCCTCTTGTCCACCACCGCCACCGCCAGTGTTAGCGGTCCCATCTTGAGCATTCCCAGTAATCGGATGGTTATTACCGTTGCCACCCCCGCCAAGACCGCCGTCACCACCTATTTGAGTCCCAGCACCGCCAGCACCACCGCCACCAAAATAAACTTCAGAGCCAGAAACTTCACCAACAGATGCGCTCGTAGCCAGTGTTGAATCTATAAAAGCGTTGAGCTGTCTGCCGATTCCACCGTTACCACCATAATTGTTTGATTCAGCATCAGCACCTGCAGCACCGGCACCGCCTCCGCCAGCGCCACCAGAACCGCCTTCACCAGCGCCACCATTGTTGCCCTGACCGGAAAGTCCAGTGCCACCATCTGCTGTTTGGTTAGACCCGCTTCCGCCACCGGAGCCACCATATAACCCGGCAGAACTAGCCCGAGCCCCACCGCCACCCCCAGCGGCACCAAAAGCATCCGTAGCAGAGGCAATCATTGAACTGTTTTCCCCAATAGAACCGTGTGCGTTGCCCTGACCACCGGCACCACCAGCACCAACAGTTATCGTATAAGTGCTATTTGTGACCGGTGCGCTGTACTGGACAAAACAGCCACCGGCTCCACCACCACCACCAGCCTCATTTGAATAGCCAGTGTTTTGGGTTGCGCCTCCGCCACCGCCAGCAACAACCAAAATATCAGCCACACCAGAGTTACTGAAAGTAATCGAACCATCAGCTTTGAAAATGTAGTAGCTGTAAGTAATGTCACTAATCGTTGCCGTACCCGTCGTAGGCGAACCAGTAGTTCCACTTATAGCTGAGTAACCTTGTGCCGGAGTTTCTTTGATGCGCCAAGCACCAGCAGTACTGTCGTACACGAAACCCTCGTAATACTGCCCATTACTGGGGCTGTCAGGAAAATCGAGCGCCACGACTAGACCTCCTCTACAGGCTCAGAAACAACCTCCGGCTCAGGCTCAATTACAATCGTAGACGGGTCCACAGGATACGGGTGTGCATCCTTCACAGCCTGCACAGCATCCAACCAATCCTGCTCAGTCACCTCACCACGCTGATAATCAAAGAAGATAGGGTCAGACTCGGACTGGTATGCAGCTTGGCGTGCCTTCTGCACAGCCTCATAAGCCACCTCGTATTCGACCTGAGCCCACACTGCCTCCAACTCGGCAAGGGTTGGGGCGTCACCGTCAGACAACCAGGTAAGCCCACTGTAAGAGTCACCGTCAAGTGTCCAAAGAGCGTCAGGGTAACGCTTGGTAAGTATCTGTGCAATATCCATTAGCCTGCAATCTCCATCAAAGTAATAGTTGAAACTGGGCGACCACCGAGCCGGTTATCACTATCTGTAACACTACGATTCACATAGTAAGTAGCAGTAGCTGAATTATGATTGTAAAGTCTGACATTGTAAGTCACTGTACTTGTTGTAGAGGGCGAATCTAAATATACCGCTGGGGCTGGAATTGTCGAATTAGAATCATTGACCACAACAGAAGTCTTAGCAGAAAGCTGTGGTCTTGAGCCAGCAGCATCGCCAACACCAATAGCCGTACCATCACGCTCTAACCTGTGCTGAATAATTGCATAGTTACTTGTGCTTTGCGTGCCGTACAACTCCACGCGAACAAGAATCTTCGAACTAGTAGAGCGAGGCGTAATACTTGCAGACAACCCAGTTACAACAGTGCTATCAAAACTAGCAGTTGCAATACTTGAGCTGTAAGTATCGGTCTTTGTTGTGGACACAACCTGCAAAATACCGCCAGACCGCGACACCGCACCAATCCAAGACGAAGAACCCCCACCAGGGTCAGTGTAATAAACATACATAGACCCATCAGTGTCATCCAACCACAGTTGCCCCTCATAACCCGTAGGCGCTGTGGACTGGACAGCAACCGAAGGACCAGCAGCATCCACCCACTGCTGAGACGAACCATCATCGTAGTAAAGGTACATTTCACCGTTATTGGTGTCCCACCACAAATCACCATTAGAAGGCGACGCAGGAGCAGTAGCATCGACAGTTACAGAAGCTCCGCCCCCACCTCCGAGGACCTGACCA